AAACTGCCCAGCAACAACAACAAAATGTTCAGCAAGCAGCTAGTAACCAGTCAGCACAGATGCAAGCGGCCACAGTGGGATCAAATCAACCAGCCGTACCAGGACAACCCCCGGTTCCTGGGCAACAGCAAGTTCAAGAAATTAACATGGCTATGGCTAAAGTTAAACGCGGCCTACCGTTGACTGTAAAAGAACAAAAATTAATTGCCAAGCGGGCATTGCAAACAGAAAGTAGACAAGTTCGTAGACAGTTATATAATGTACTGCGCGAATCAGAGATTCAGCAAGCCCAAGTAGTATTAGCAGCCAGAGCAATGGTTGACGACATTCAGAAAATGTTGGAAGAAGTGTCAAGTATGCAGTTTAAAGACCTGCCAGCATTGGTTGATGAAATGAAGAACCAAGTAGGTGTTGATCAAGCAATGCAATTTAATCAAGATGCAGTGGCAGCTCTGGGTGGATTGGTACAAAATATTCAATCAGCTAAACAGCAAATGGATCAAGCACTGGGTATTGTAACCGGACAAGCATCTCCCCCGCCACTTCCAGGTCAAGATCAAGGAGCCGGTCCAGCTCAAGGGGCAGCACCAGGCGGAGCACCTGGTGGCGAAGCACCTCCAGAAGAAGCACCTCCAGAAGAATTACCGGAACCAGATACATCGGGAATAGGTCGGGCTAAACGTTAATGTTAATTTTTGAAGTAGAAAACTCTGCCCCTCTTGATCATACCAAGCTAATGGCTTTGGTACAATTTCTATCAGGTCGGGCTAATGATACTAATGCAAAAAAAGAAATATCGGTAGGCGCATTTGTCAACGCAGCAAAAAATCTGGGTCTTGATCTTGACATCAACCCCAATAATGATGCAGATGATGAAGAAATTGCCGCGCTAACCGCTAGTCCACCATTAAGTAATTTGCTATTACCATATGAACCAGGTTCGAAAATCATTAAATTTAAAGGTAATAACGATACCGGCGACACTACTATGCCAGTAAACAAAGCCGAAAACATCGTAGCACAAAACGCCAAATCCGCAATGCCCAGCAACTTAAAGTAAATAATTCAGTCTAAACTACTTGACAATTAGTTCAAAACTAAATATAATTAACTTGTCGTTCACTTAAAGGAGTTTCAAAATGAAAAAACTTATCCTGGCGGTATTACTTTCAATTACAGCAACTTCAGCTATTGCCCAACATGGGTATCGCGGTGGACACGGTGGCTACCGTGGTGGTCACAATAGCTACAATAGTTACAGCTATAATGGTGGTGGTTATCGAGGCGGGTGGGTCGCCCCTGCTGTTGGTGGATTAATCTTAGGCGGTTTAGTTGGCGCAGCAGTAGCAGCCCCTTACTACGCACCGGCACCTGTTTATGTACAGCCCAACCCAGTATATACACCTCCCCCTATGCCTCCCTATGGATATCATCACGAACAAATGCTAGATAGTAATTGTAACTGCTATGTTACTGTATTGGTACCGAATTAATGGCCTATTCTGACAAAGTATTAGATCACTATGAGAACCCTCGCAACGTAGGTTCCTTTGCTAAAGACGAAGATAACGTTGGTACTGGTATGGTGGGGGCACCTGCTTGTGGCGACGTGATGAAGTTACAGATAAAGGTTGAAAATGGAATCATCACGGATGCACGATTTAAGACATATGGTTGCGGATCAGCAATTGCAAGTTCATCGCTGGTCACTGAGTGGGTCAAAGGAAAATCTCTTGCGGATGCTGGACGAATTAGAAATACAGACATTGCCCAGGAATTGGCACTTCCGCCCGTTAAGATCCATTGCTCAATTCTCGCAGAAGATGCGATCAAAGCAGCAGTAAAAGATTATATAAGCAAACATGATACACAAAATACTGAAGTGGCCGGACCCCATACTACTACAACCTTGCCAGCCGTGGGATTTTAACAATCCGCCAGTTAGTAACATAGAACAAGATCTTGTTGACACCATGAATAGCCAAATGGCGCTGGGTCTTGCGGCCAACCAAATAGGTATTTCATACCGCGTTCTCGCAATGAATGTGCAGAACGGGATATACGCGGGCCAACAATTAGTATTAGTAAACCCCGATATAAGCAAATTATCAGAAGATCTATGGGAACACAGAGAAGGGTGCCTGAGTTTTCCCCGAGTAGAACTTGCTATTGCTAGGCCTAGATATGTATATGCTCGTTGGAGAGACCTTGCCGGCGCCGAACACAGTACAGTATTCAGTGAACTGGATGCTAAATGTTTCCTACATGAGATAGACCACTTAGATGGTAAAGTATTCAAAGACTATGTAAGTGATTTAAAATTTCAAATGGCAGTTAAAAAGGCGAAAAAATGATAACAATAACAGAAACGGCAGCAAAGAAAATAATTAGCAATATTGCTAAACGAGGCCATGGACAAGGCATTAAAGTTGGTGTTAAAACTACCGGATGTAGTGGACTTGCATATGTACTTGAATACGTGGACCAGGTTCCATGCTCATGGGATTGGGTAGAGTACGATATTGGAGAAGGCGCCAAGGTTTGGGTTACTCAAAAAGATTTAGTTTATATTGACGGACTTGAGATTGATTATGTTCGCAAAGGACTTAACGAAGGCTTTGATTTTATCAATCCCAAAGAAGCAGCCCGTTGCGGTTGCGGAGAAAGTTTTACCATATAGCTTGATATTTTTACAGTACTAAGTTATACTAGTGTAATGTATATACCTAAATTTGATTATAAAAACTTATCACGAACTACTGACGAAGCTGGAAAAAGACTTTATCAAACACCGGACGGACGCCGAGTCCCTTCAGTAACAACAGTTCTTAGTGCCACTCAGCCAGCAGAAAAAAAGCAAGCCCTACAAAACTGGCGAAATTCTATAGGCACAGAACGTGCGCAAGCTATTACTACAGAAGCTGCAAATCGTGGCACCAGGATGCACAAATATCTTGAAGATTATATACGCAATGGTGTAATAAGCGAACGTGGTTCTAATCCTTATAGCTGGGCAAGCCATAAAATGGCACAAACTGTCATTGAGGACGGTCTTAAAAATGTTAATGAAGTATGGGGTGTAGAGATTCCCTTATATTTTCCTCAATTATATGCCGGCACCACTGATGGATGCGGGATACATTTAGGCGATGAAAGCATACTTGACTACAAACAGACTAATAAGCCCAAGAAATTAGAATGGATTGATGATTATTTCCTACAATTAGTTGCATATGCTCTAGCCCACAATGAGGTTTACGGAACAAAAATTCGTAAGGGCGTAGTACTGATGTGTGTAAAACCTCCTGTAGACCCCACTACCATGGAACCGTTAGAACGCCCGCAATATCAGGAATTTATCCTAGAACCCAAGGACTTTGATCACTGGGAACAGGTATGGTGGCGACGATTGGAGCGGTACTACACGATTAGCTAAATACTAGACATTAAGGAATCAAGTAAATGGCAATCGTTCAAATCTCCCAGATCACTAATCGATTAGGATTAAACGCGGATCTGCCCCAACTAGCGGGTGCTGAACTAGGGTGGTCTACTGATACTCGTCAGCTATATATCGGTAATGGCACTTTAGCAGAAGGTGCCCCAGTTATTGGGAATACCGAGATTTTAACAGAGTTTTCAGACATACTGAATCTCGCGGCTAGTTATACCTATAAAGGTACGGCCGCTGGATACACAGTACAAACAGGACCGACGCCCGGTACTCCGGTAACACTAAGTTTACAAAATTGGTTAGATCAATTCGCTTCTGTGTTAGATTTTGGAGCCAAGGGTAATGGACTAACCGATGATACCGCTGCCATCAATCGTGCGCTAAATCAACTATATTGTGTACAGTCTAATCCACAAGTTCGTCGTAGTTTATTCTTTCCGGCGGGCGTTTATATAATTTCTGGTCCCATTAATATTCCACCTTATGCTACGTTATATGGCGAAGGACCTGACAATTCTATTATTCAAATGGTTGCATCTGGTGGCTCCGGAACATGTGTTGCTCAGACTGCGGACAGTTTGCAACAGACAGGTGCTAACATTGGCAGTGGTGGTGCGACTCCGCCCACTGATATTAACATCAATAATATGGCATTCCAAAGTTTAGATGACACAAAAGATATTTTCCTAGTGCAATCAACGACTGATTGTGCGTTCCGTAGTGTAGGATTTTATGGTCCAGGCACCACAGCAACACTAGATATCGATACCTTGGCAACGTCCTGTGTATCTCTTGCCAGCCTTATGGTACACACTACAAACATTCTATTTGATGGTTGTAGATTTAACGGAACAGTATATGGTGTCAATACTAGCGATGTCACCAACGGTGTAACTATTGCAAATAGTAATTTCAATATACTATACCAAGGTGTGGCACTGGGTACCGGATCCATTATTAGTGGTGGGCCTACCGGCACACGTATTACTAGCAACATATTTGATAATGTGTATAGTTCAGGAATTATTATAGGTGGTGTGTCTCTTAATATTAGCGGGTACAATATTTTTTATGACGTTGCTGATCACTTTCAAGGAATAGCTAACCCCCATGAATCAATAATTGTTATTGACGGAGATAACAACGCTAGTGTAGGCGATATGTTCGCACGATCAGATGCATTTGCGGTTAACCACCCCCGGATATCATTAAACAACACAGTTAGTATTGCCACTACAAATGGCTCGCAAATACAACTAGGCAACAAAACAGTTCAATCTGGTTTACAAGTTACATTGGCTGCAAATGTACCGTTTGGTTCGGAAGAAACTGCGTTTACAGTTGATGCTGGAACCGGCATATTAAGTTTTAAAGTAGATTATTCAATGACACAAAGTTACACCGCATTTAGATCAGGTACATTAGTGGTTACGTCAGGCACAATTCTTAACTATACCGACGATTATGTTGAAAATACAGACCTAGGTGTTACATTATCAGTGTCGCAAATAGGACAGGAAGTATATGTTCAATATATTTCTACGGCTATTGATCCATCACAAATGAGTTACTCTATCAGTTATTTCAACTAATGTGGCATAAAGATTTTACCGACAGATTAGAATCCTGGGCGGCCTTACGATCAGAAGTTCAATTAATGTCGTTGGATCAAGCCCTACAAACGATCAGTAATTGGTGGTATCAATCCCCATGGACCGGATATTATCTACACTGGGACGACCGTGATAACTGGCCCGATCCATGGCAGCTTTTGAGTGAAAACATTTATTGTGATCTTGCTCGAGGACTGGGAATACTGTATACTATAACTTTAGTGGATCATGCAGATTTGATATCTGCAGAGCTCGTTTTAACAGATGACGACCGTAATTTAGTATTGGTCAACAAAGAAAAATATACACTTAATTGGGGTGCGGAAGTTATAGTAAATACTCCGTTATCACAGAAAGTGAAGCACAAATTTATCAAACCCAGCATATAGTGGTATAAGTAGTACACAAAACAAAAGAGAAAGAATGACAAAGATTACAGTTGTAAAACGTAATGGCGACAGAGAGCCATTGCAAATAGATAAATGGCAAGCACAAATAGCAAAAATTTGTAAAGGCATTGCTGATGTTAGTCAGTCGATGGTTGAAATTAAAGCTCAGTTACATTTCTACGATGGCATAACTACCGAAGAAATTGATGGCATCACACTTCGTGCAATAGTAGACTTAATTGATGTAGGATCTAATCCAGACGTAGGCCATACTAACTATCAATACGTTGCTGGAAAACAGCGACTATCAATGCTTAGAAAATCAGTGTATGGCACATATACGCCGCCTCATTTATATGAAATCGTAAAGAAAAACGTTGCCTCAGGATTTTATACTCAAGAACTATTAGAGTGGTATACTGAAGAAGACTGGAATCGCATGGAAGACATCCTGGATCATTCAAAAGATGAACAGTATGGCTATGCTGCAATCGAACAGCTTATTGAAAAGTATCTTGTTAAAAATCGTGCTACAAAGGAAATTTATGAAACCCCTCAAGTTAGATACATGGTGGCAGCGGCTACAGTCTTTCACAAAGAAGAGCCTAACTCTGCTCGTATGCGGTACATTAAAGAATACTACAATGCGGCAAGCGATGGTCTATTCACTCTTGCCACTCCTGTGCTTGCAGGCCTTGGGACTCCTACTAAACAATTTTCATCTTGTGTTCTTATCCGGAGCGACGACAATCTTGATAGCATATTTGCTTCTGGCGAGATGATGGCAAAGTATGCCGCCAAACGAGCCGGCATAGGTCTTGAGATAGGTAGATTACGCCCACTAGGCGCACCCATTCGCGGTGGTGAAGTTACACACACAGGCATGATTCCATTTTTAAAGAAATGGTTTGGCGATCTGCGTAGTTGTAGTCAAGGCGGTATTAGAAATGCAAGTGCTACAGTTTTCTATCCTATATGGCATTATCAGTTTGATGATCTTATTGTTTTAAAAAATAATCAAGGTACTGACGAAACTCGTGTGCGCTTCATGGATTACGGTGTTGTGTTATCAGCATTTTTCTGGAGACGTTTCAAGAACAAAGAAAATATAACCTTCTTTGATCCAAATGAAGTACCTGATTTATACGAAGCTTTCTATAAAGATACCGCCCTATTTGAAGAATTGTATGTCAAGTACGAAAAGAAGAAAGGCCTAAGAACAAAAACTATGGCTGCTGAAGATGTATTTAAAGGCGGTATATTAAAAGAGCGCACGGATACAGGTCGTATCTATCTTATGTTTACTGACAATGTTCAGAATCAAGGACCATTTGATCCTGAATTTCATACCATATATCAAAGCAATCTTTGCATGGAGATTTTATTACCAACTCTATCATTTGCTAGATTAGATGATGAGAAAGGTAGAATTGCATTATGTACTCTTGGTAGTCTTAACTGGGGTGCTTTCCGTAATCCAGAAGATATGCGCCGCGCTGCTCGCATACTACATCGCAGCCTAAACAATATTCTGGACTATCAAGACTTCTTGTCAATCCAAAGTAAATTAAGCAACGATGAAATACGCCCACTAGGTATTGGTATCACTAACTTAGCATACTGGCACGCCAAGCGTGGCCTTAAGTATGGCGAGCAGGATGCATTGGCAGAAGTTAAATCTTGGATGGAACATCAGGCATTTTACCTAACAGAAGCCAGTGTAGAGCTGGCAGAAGAGCGTGGTAAGTGCCTGAGCAGCGATCAAACACGCTACGGACAAGGTAAGTTTCCTTGGGAATTACGTGCTGCTGGAGTTAACGAACTCACAGACTTTACCGCAGAACTTCCTTGGGAACCATTGCGCGAACGCATGATCGTATCTGGTGTCCGTAATGCTACTGTGACGGCAATTGCTCCAGTCGAGTCTAGTTCGGTAGTAATCAACAGCACCAACGGTGGTGAAATGCCCATGAGCTTGATTACAGTCAAGGAATCAAAAGCTGGAAGTTTAATCCAAGTGGTACCTGAATACAATAAACTCAAGGCTAAGTATCAACTAATGTGGGAACAAACTGACTGTGTGGGATACTTGAAGACCATGGCTGTACTTGCAGCGTATGTGGATCAAAGCATTAGTACCAACACGTTTTATAATCCTGCACATTTTCCTGGACGTAAAGTTCCTGCAACCTTAATTGCTAAAAATTTAATGTTGGCTCATTACTGGGGTCTAAAGACGATGTATTACTCATTAATTTCAAAACAGGGTAGTAAACACAAAGACGAAATAGCAAACATACCACTAGAACATATTGATTTTGACGAAGGAGAAGAGGACTGTTTGGCCTGTAAGCTCTAAGAAATATTGTGTAATCATAAGAGAATAATAAATAGTATTATGAACTACAGTTTACACTACAATAGATTAATAGAACGCAGTCAAGCACGAACATTATCGGGATACAAAGAACGGCATCATATTGTTCCGCGATGTTTAGGCGGAACAGATGATAAGAGTAATATTGCCGTGTTAACTCCAGAAGAACATTTTTTGGCACATCAGTTGTTAGTTAAGATGTATCCAGGTAATAGAGATTTAATTTACGCAACACAGTTAATGACTCTACACCAGACCGATCGTAGAGTTAATAATAAGTTATTTGGCTGGTTGCGTAGGCGTATGGGAGAGGCAATGTCAACTCAAATGAAGGTGTATCAAAAAGAGTTTGGGCATCCTAAAGGTATGAAAGATAAGACGCACACAGAAGAAACAAAGAAACAAATCGGAGCAACAAACAAAGCATTAATGACAGAAGCAGTAGGTGTAAGAGTGTATGTTTACAGTATTGATGGTAAGTTTGAAAAAGAGTTTAGAACATTAACTGAGTGTGCTGAAGCTATTGGCTCAACTCCTATTAATGTTAAACAAACAGCAGAAGGAAAGTTTACACATTGTAAGGGCAAACAGATTAGATACGATTATGTAGAAAATATGCCTCCGAGAACAAGTCGGTTGGCAGGCGTTAAAAAATATGATTATGTATGCCCACATTGTAATAAAAAAGGAAGAGGTCCAGCAATGAAGCGGTTTCACTACGATAAATGTAAAGAGAAAAAATAATGTCAAAACAACAATATAATTTAAGCACCAAGACAGATTATCTTAGTAGAAAAATGTTTTTGGATCCAGCTGGACCAGTAACGGTACAGCGATTTGAGGAGGTTCGTTATCCTAAACTAACAAAATTTGATGCTGAAGCCAGAGGATTCTTTTGGGTTCCGGAAGAAATTTCGTTAACTAAAGATGCAGGAGATTTCAAAGACGCAAGCGATACTGTTAAGCATATCTTTACAAGTAACTTGCTGAGACAAACTGCATTAGATAGTGTACAAGGGCGCGGGCCCACTCAGGTGTTTACACCTGTGTGTAGTATTCCTGAACTTGAAGCACTGATGTACAACTGGGGATTTTTTGAAACAAACATTCACAGTCGTAGCTACAGTCACATTATCCGCAACATCTACAATGTGCCAAAGGATGTGTTTAACACAATCCATGATACACAAGAAATTATCAGCATGGCAAGTAGTATTGGCAAGTATTATGATGATCTACATCGAATTAATTGCTACAAAGAAATTGATCCGCAGATGGCCGGAGAAGAAGCACACATCAAGGCAATTTGGTTAGCACTACATGCTAGTTACGCACTTGAAGCATTTCGTTTCATGGTATCGTTTGCCACAAGTTTGGCCATGGTGGAAAACCGTATCTTTATTGGTAACGGTAATATTATCAGCTTAATTTTACAAGACGAAATCTTACATAAAGAGTGGACAGCTTGGATTATCAATCAAGTTGTCAAGGAAGATGCTAGGTTTGCCAGAATTAAGGGTGAGTGTGAAGCCGAAGTATATCAAATATACCTAGATGTTATACGCGAAGAAAAAGAATGGGCAGACTATTTGTTTAACAAAGGTCCAGTCATTGGGCTTAATGCTAATATTCTAAAAGACTTTGTTGACTTTACTGCTGTCGCAGCACTAAAGGATATTGGTATCAAGTATCAAGGCACCGCACCAAGAACTACACCTATCCCATGGTTCACCAAACATAGTAATCCATCGAACAAACAAACAGCGTTGCAGGAAAATGAATCGATCAATTATGTTATCGGTGCTATGAGTGCAGATTTAAACTACGAAGACTTGCCCAACATTTAATCACGCATAATATTAGCAAGTGCTCGCATCTGTTCCGCGGCACTTTCTGCAAAAGTCTGCTGGACAAGATTAAGTGCCCGTTCTTTACCTGCACCTTTGGGCGAACCTACTTCCCCGGACTTAACCGATACCATGGAAGAGAACACTCCCTTGATACGTTCGCGACTACGGGGATTCTTAATATTCTGTTTGATTTGCTTCAGCAAATCTTCAAATGAAACATTCAAATTATATTGATATAGTAGTTTCTGTAAGTCAGCATAATTGGTCGATGACCACAATATTTCCCTACTAGCTTGTTTGACCGTACCAGGTTCGTATTGGACTCGGCGTAATTGTAGTTCATTGCTGGATAAATTAAATTCATACTCTTGATCTTTGCCCAATGGACCTGGATTCGGAATCCCCAATTGTTCAAACAATTGGTCTGGCGGAGTTTCTATAGTAGCAATCTTCACTAACCCTAGTACCAACCCTTGTATTGCTGCTGGCATGTCCAAGAATTGTTGTTTAAAACCAGCTTCCTGTTGATCTAGTGCAATAATATTATCTATCTGTGCAGAGTAGCCAAGCGCGGCATCGTGATACCTGACAGTTACAATCTCACCTGAGTTATAAGTTCTTTTACCAGTATATTTGGGGTTACTGAATCCCACTATAACAGTATCAGGTTGTTTATGGAAAAAATCTACTAATTGTTTTTTAAGTTCTTTCTTATCTACGTCAGATTGAATGTGAACTATTAAATCTATATCACCAAAATCTTCCTTGGTAGCGTCTGAGTTATAACTTCCGCTGGGAACCATGCTGGTAAATCCAGGAAACTGGCTAATGAGTTTTTGATAATCACTCAAGAAGTGTTTAAAATCTTCGCGGCTTTTAACTCTGTCGGCACCAGCTACTCCTGATTCCGTCATATTAGCTTTTAATTTTGAATCGTCTGGCAAGAACTTACCGGTTAGACCCAGTTCATCTTTCTTTGCCAGCCATTGTTTTTGTAAATCATCTGGGATATCAGCGCGAGTAGAATCTAATATTTTAAAGTAAATATTGACCAGATGGTTGTAGTGTTCGGGACTGAGTTGTGATTTTAAAGCGGAGTGTAATTTATAATAATCTTCCGCCACATCCGGCGTAATGTTAGTATTAAGTCTTTGGTTTAATATCGTCAATGCCTGTACCGGATCTCGAGCTAGTATCTCACCTGACTCTTTATCTTTGACACCATTTACGTGGTTGAATGATAATCCTGCTACTTGGAAAGCAGACAACATAAGTTGAGTACGATGTAACCCTTTAATATTAGAGCCTTCGGGATAAGCAGATGAATAATATGAAAACCGCAACCAACCTAAGTCGCCCACCATCCAGTCAATTTGAACTCCCTGACCAATATCATTACCTTCGATATCTTTCTGTGGGAATAATCCAAATATGTTACCATCAGATACTTTCTTTTCATCGCAATATAAACTGGCAGCGTGACTGTTAATATATAGCACCAAGTTAATTAAAAATGCCTTCATGCGTAATTGTTCGGGCTTGGCAGTCCTTGCTCGTTTTGTAAGGTTCTCAAAAGTAGCCTTGACATCGGCTGGGTCAATATTCCATAATGATATTGAATGATCCGACAATTCCTTATCCACTAAATCACTAGCCGAGACTCCTAGATCTATATCTCCCGACATGGGTTTTTTACCCACTGATCCCAGGGCCTCAAAATGTTTAGTATTGAAAATAGATGCTTTCTTGGGGAAAATAGATTTCAGCTCGGCAAAATAAGCTTCTAGAGTAGGCGGAATATTTTCACGAAGAATCGGACCAGTTTTACCGGTAAACACATTCCCGCCTTCAGCAATACCACGAGTTAACACTTCGAATATTTTCATAATATATATTTAGCCATTGCAGTTTTATCATAGCCTATATTATTACCGGTAAATATCAGCTACAATACGAGTTCATAAGGAAAAAAGATGACATTAACAGTTTATACCAAGGACGATTGCCCATTTTGCGATCGTGCTAAAGCATTATTGGAAAGCAAAGGCATTGAATATACCGCAGTAAATGTAAGTGTTCGTACAGAAGCTCGTGACTATTTGGTTGAACAAGGGTTGCGTAGTGTACCACAAATTTTTAACGGTGATACACTCATTCAGGGCGGGTATCAGGGATTGGCTAGCAAACCAGAAGAATTTTGGACAGAATTAAAAGGATAATATGGAAATTAAAGACAACGAAGTATACACATTTAAAATGGCATCAGGCGAAGAAATAGTCACAAAAGTATTAAGTTCAGACGCCGACTATATCTATATCACAGAACCATTGGCAGTAGCACCTAGCCCCCAGGGCCCAGCGTTAATGCAGGGTATTTTTACCTCGTCACCAGGGACAAAAGTATCACTAAATATTAAGCACATCGCAATGTTTGCCGAAACCGAGGACGGTGTTAAGCAGCGATACATTAAGGTTACTACAGGAATTGACGTTCCAAGCAAAAAACTTATTTTAGGATAATATATGGCAGGTGGAGTTGTTAGAATGACAGACGCAAATTCATGTGGTGGTAAGCCCATGAATGGTGTAACTTCGGTAAGGGTTAATGGAATCCCCGTTGTGGTTAGTGGTGCATCTGTTAGTCCTCATGCCAACTATAAACCTCCGCACTCCACTGCACGCACTATGTCAACAAATACATCAGTTAAAGCGGGCGGGCAACCTATAGTAACTGCGTCAGATGTTGACACATGCGGGCACACCAGATTAAATGCCAGCACCAATGTTAGGATAGGGTAATAATGGCGCAACCAGCTAGTTTATTAACTCCATTTCAATTAACAGTCACCGACAGTTTATTACACAATCAAGGCATTAGTGTTAATGCTCAATTTGTAACTAAAATGGCAACCTTTAATAACTTGCCCTACATTACTGCGTTGACTGACGCAATTGCCGCAGCAACCTCACCAGGGGCACAATTATCGCCCACCATCTATCCAGAACTATATTCATTGGGCTCGGGAAATTGTGCAGCACTCGGTGATAGTATACCTGTGCATACAGGAAATATTGCATACCCCGGCAATGTGTTATTTGGTAATTTGCTATTAGCGACAGCATATTCCTACATGGGGCAAGGTCCATCCGGTGGCGCAAAAAATCTAAGTATTTTTTGCCAAGGATTTGGTGCATTGGTAGGATATAATGGGATCACTAACAATTTTATTAACTCGGCAGTTAACAGCCAAAATTATCTAGGTGGAACTTATACCAACGCTGATAATATGGTAAGCGGTGGCATCACTAGTGTCAACATATGCACCGCACAATGGGGTAATGACCTTGCTAAGTTAGGTGGATTGATAGATCTCAATAATCTAGATGAATTAGGAACCCCTTTGGCTCTGGTACAACAGTTAGCTAGCCTTGGTGGGATTACCCCAGATATTGCCTTATATTTTACCAATGCAGGTGTTAGTGCAGATGTTGTAGTAAATCTAGCATCACCAACAGTTAATGCGTCTGACGCAGATCAAAAGGCCATGTATGCGGCGATGACACAGATTACTGGTACACCACTATCACAAATATTAAAGATAATGGGAATCACCACCACCAATATTAATACTATGGCCGACCTATTAAATCCCTATAAAATATTTCCTACTAGTTTTCAGACATTAACAGTTACCGGAACGAATGGGGTTAGTCAAAACATTTATACGAATCCTGATGGTACGGTTAATTCGACATTAAATCAGTACCTACCAAAAATAGCCCTGAGCTCACTATCATGACAGCATTAGATCGGTTAAGTCAAATAATTCCCCCGGATCAAGCATTGGCCAATAAGGCTCTGTCGGTTGCCCTACAGCAAATAACAAATATATCTTCGTTAAATTTACCTAGATTAGCCAATGCTGTTAGTAATGTACAGACAAATTTTGGATTACCACTAGTAAATGCACAAAAATCGGCTGTTGATCCGGCAGTGGCCAATAGTCTGGTCAATACTTTGGGATCAGGGTCTGGACCTAGTGGGACTATCACTATCAATGACTCCATGGGAATTGCTGCCGGTGTAGTGGTTGCAAATGCCATGGCTAATACCGTTACACTGATCAACTCCATGGACTTGTCTGATCTAGTCAGCATCTACAATGACATACAGGCCACTGCTAGTGGTACGTATGGTCCTCCCGAAGGTCCAATTATAATTGCTACTGGCCCGGCTGCAGGAACGTATGATAATATCAACGCTGCATTTTCCGGACAGATGGCCAATATGACCAGTAATAGTGCAGGCGGCAATGGTCTTATTCCGTCAGTCAATTCAAATGTTATCCCCGCATTGATCACTACTTATCCCAGTCAAACAGCCAACCTGAACACAAACTGGAACAATATGATGACTCAATTAAATTCTGAGAAAACTATTCAAGAAAGTGCCAGTGTGCAGTTTGCTAATCTGTTACCTAACAGTAATCCAGCCATTTACAGTTTCGTAATCTCAATACCAAGCTATGGGCAAGATACCTCGGCAAATAGCTCTTTTCAATATCTTGAATCTGTTGCAGATTTAACCACACTGGGTGGGCAGTCACTGGTGGCTGCATTACGGCAAGGACAAACTAATATCAATTCAACTGGAATCGCCACTTCTAGTAATGTGCCAGTGGCGCCAAATCCCCCACCACCGGAGGCTGCATTAACTCCATCTCAGTATCCTTACCCCCTGCCCCCAACCAGCTAATCTAACTAAATACTGGTATGAGAGCAAAAGAATTTACCACAGAAGCAAAATTTATGAATAGTCCCTGCACTAAAGATTGCAGTGGACATAAAGCCGGGTACGAATGGAGCAAACGAAACAATTCTGCGTCAGCAGCTACAAAAAGTTCTAGTTTCAATCAAGGCGCTTTCATAGCAAAGAATTATAAAAAGTCACCGAATGAACCTACCACACCCATTGCAGAAGCAACTGGTGACGCTGAGTTCGATCGCATGATGCGAGGGATTACCGATCCCAACGCTCTTGCCGCACATGACCGCGATGAGCGAGCCCATATAGCAGATCATGAATTCCTACAATTAGGTGACCATATCTGGGCACACCTAGAAAAATTAGGGCGCCAGATGTTGAAGAACCCCCGGCGTCTTGACTGGTATGTTCAGAAAATCAACTCCGGTGATTATGCTGCTATATCAGATTGGCTAACTTCGGTACTAAGAATCAGCCCCGATGTTTTGGAAAAATTGGATCAATTATGTTATGAGTGGGGTCGCCCATTAGTGGAGTTTGTGGAATCGGTTGAAGATAATACCTTCAATCAAGACTACTTACGACACTGGAAACAGTACAAAGCTCATGCCGAAGGTAATGACTAATTTGTCTTGACAAATATACCCGCCTACACTATAATATTTAGACATTAAACATTTGGAGTAGACATGGGATTAGATCAATACGCTTATGTTGCCGCCAAGGCCGGCGCATATGATGAATACTGGGGCGATGAGAATTACGAAAAGAAAGACGATGACCCAACAAAACTTAGAAAGCCTACAGAATTAGCATATTGGCGCAAACATCCAAACCTCCAAGGTTGGATGGAAAGACTATGGGTAGAAAAAAACCCAGGTTACGAGGAAGAAGTCAAGTATCCTTTCAATAATGTTGAATTAGAACTTACGTGGGAAGATCTTGATAGGTTAGAAGCCGACGTCAAAGCTGGTAATTTACCAAAAACAAGAGGATTCTTCTTTGGTGATGATTCTGACGACCACTACAAACAAGACGATTTAAATTTTATTAAAGCCGCCAAGGCAGAAGTTTTTCTTGGTCTTAAAGTATTTTATAATTCAAGTTGGTAATAGACATGCATTCAACAGATTATAGTTCAGAAAATTTTGAAGGAATTAAATTGGCAGCAGACTGGATCAGAGACCTTGAAAGTGATAACAGTAGGCTACACAAGGAATCTGTAATTGAAAAAGCATTGATGGCAGCACAATTGGGTTCAACTAACGCCCAATGTTTTTTGTTTAATTGCTATCAAGCATATAACCCCTATTATGTATTTGGCGTTAAGAAAATTCCTGAGACTACCGGTCTGGATAATATGCCTAATCCATGGCCAAAGTTCTGGGCTATGTTAGAGGGTTTACGTACTCGTAGTCTTACCGGACATCATGCTCGTGATACTATTGAAGAAATGAGTCAACAGTTTGATAGTAATGAATGGAATAAACTCTGTCGTCGAGTATTGATTAAAGACCTACGTTGTGGTATTACAGAGCGTACTCTAAACAAAATTTTAGGTAAGACTGAATGGGCTATTCCTGTATTTGAATGCCAATTAGCGTTAGATTCCGATGAGCACCCTAATAAAATGAAGGGTGTAAAACGTCTGGAACAAAAGTTAGATGGAGTGCGGGTATTAGCATTGGTAACAAAAACTAGTGTGAAACTGTTTACTCGAAGCGGTAAACCATTTGATAACTTCCCACATATTGTAGAAGCTATTGAATCAGTCAAACTGAATTTGCGCACAGCAGTAAAAGAATCTTATTCAGGATTTGTACTAGATGGTGAAATTATGGGCGCCAGCTTTCAAGCATTAATGAAGCAGGCTCAACGTAAAACTAACGTCGATACCTCTGACATGGTATATAATGTTTTTGATTTTATTCCTCTAGAAGATTTTGAACGTGGATACTGGAATGCTCAGCAATATAAACGATTGGAAATATTGGAAAAATTGCGCCCTATATTTGACAATACCAATTGTATTAATATTATGGATGGCATCAATGTTGATCTAGATACATGTGAAGGGCATAATCAATTAAGACGTTACGCAGATGATGCGGTGGAAGCAGGATTTGAAGGCATTATGATTAAGGATATCGGTGCGCCATATGAATGTAAACGTTCAAGTTTTTGGATGAAATGGAAACCCGTTATTACAGTAGACTTAGCTATTATTGGATTTGAAGAAGGCACTGGTAAGAATGTAGGTCGGTTAGGCGCCTTTGTATGTGAAGGCATTGATAACGGTAAAACTATTAAAGTTAACGTGGGCGGTGGATATACCGATGCTAATCGTACTGAGTTTTGGTTAAACAAAGATAATTTAATGGGGCATATAGTCGAAGTTAAAGCAGGCGCAGTTACGCAAGCCCAAGACGGTACTTATAGTCTTAGGTTTTCTAGATTCGTTAGATTCCGTGGCACTGAGCCCGGTGAGAAATTTTAAAAAGGAAATTACATGGCTGTGAAATCGTGGTACTTAACGGTAGTAGAAACTGGCACCAACAAAAAAGTTTTTGATAAATTATTTTTTACTGCCCCTGTAATGAATCAATATATTAAGGAAGAAAAAATCCTGGAGAAATATCCCAAACCACAGTATTATATTGTAAAGGAAAACTATTAATGAAAGTGAAGCGTAGGAAATTTAACATCTTTGAACAATTAGAACTGGCACATACAGATGCTACCGCATCTGGGCCGGTTGAGGAATATGTACTGACACCGGAAGAATTCTATGAGTTTAGTCTGGATGCTAAGAATCGCCCGGGCACAAGTTTTAGAAAAGTAGTAAACCGCCCCGATGATGAAATCGGCGGCGATTGGTATTATCGTGGCGCAATTATAACTGTTGGCAAGGCAACTAAAAGAAATGACAAATCCGGAACATGATGAACTTATACGCCATCTGCGTGGGATACAATACATTGTAATTAACACGGAGCATGGCGGATTCGGCCTGAGTAAAGAAGCAAAAATTCTTTACCTAGAACGAGCAGGAATTGCCTACACACTGGTGCCAGGTCCAGATAGACATACAGAATCATTGTATGGTCCTCAGATTGAAGTTAATGGAAGTATCTGGGGGTCCATTGAAATTGATAGAGATGATCCTATATTAGTTGATGTAGTTCGCCAATTGGGCAGCAAAGCCGATGGCAATTATGCTAAACTTAAGATCGTGGAAGTGCCTGCCGGAGTTAACTGGGAAATTGCCGAGTATGACGGCCTAGAGTGGGTAGAAGAAGTACATAGAACCTGGAACTAAATACATAATGATATTTGGATTAATAACTTTACTAACTGCGCTGGTAATCAGTATCTCAGCAGCGGTATATTCAATACTAGGCCTAACGGCTATCTTTGCTGCTGCCTATTGGCCTATTGTTATACTTGGCGGATCTTTGGAATTTGGTAAAATTGTAACCACATTATGGTTACACAAATATTGGTTAGTTGCCGAACTAAGATATAAATTGTATTTGTCATTTGCCGTAATTGTACTAATGGTAATGACTTCTATGGGCGTATTTGGATTCTTATCCAAAGCTCATTCAGACCAAGCGGTTCCGTCAGGTGATATTGCAGCGCAAATTGAATTGGTGGATACTAAACTTCAAACACAAAGAGAGAACATTAATGCAGCACGTAAAGTTCTTAGTCAGATGGATGGTGCAGTGGATCAAGTGCTTGAGCGAAGCAAAAACGAGCAAGGTGCCAGAAACGCCAATACTCTTAGACAACAACAAGCCAAAGATCGTGCGAAACTTGCGGATGATATTGGCAAAGCGCAAACTGAAATTGCAAAACTTAATGAACAAAAAGCCTTAATATCCAAAGATCTGCGTAAGGTAGAAGCTGAAGTTGGTCCACTCAAATACATTGCAGCACTTATCTATGGCGATAATCCTGACGCAAATGTATTAGAACATTCTGTACGTTGGGTAATCATATTGATTGTCATAGTATTTGATCCACTTGCAATAACTTTATTGTTGGCTGCGACTAAAGGTCTTGGTTGGGAACGAGATAAAAAAAAGAAAACATTAGAACCTAAAATTGATACCGCAAAATATGAAAAAATGATGAAAAATCTTGCGGATGAAAATCAATCTCTTGCTGAGGAAAATAATAATCTAGTCAGTGCTTTTCAGATGAAAAATACTCACCTAGAGATCGCTACCGCACAAGTTAGTAGTCTTATGGCTCAACTACAGCAAAAAGTTGAGATTACTCCCGAGGTAGACTATACAAAATTAAACAAAAAAATTACCGAGAATTATTCTGCCCAGGAACCACAATACGAACCTGACGACGGGCCACTAACTGACGAACAAGTTAAGCAGATAAAAGAAACTTCATCTGATGATATTGAACCATATGGCAATGCATTGCAACAACATGCTATGGTAGTTTGGAAAGGAGAAAATCCTGATAAAACATTTAGAGAATATCTTATACAATATAACATGGGATTAATAACCGAATTACCGTGGGAACATTCTGATCACATCGACACACTCAATCTGAGTGATAGAGATTTAATTAATCTTAAGATAGGATTGGAAGCAGACAATGATATGAAAGCAGGGGAAATGAAAGGATTCGGTATTGCATTTCCTACCATAGCTGAAAAAGGCGATATGTTCCTGCGTGTCGATGTGCTGCCCAGTGTACTATACAAGTATAATGGTGTTACCTGGATAAAGACAAACAAAAATCTTAGCGACAGCTATGTGTACGATGATGAGTACATAAATCATCTTATTGAAAAAATTGGGTCAGGAGAATACGATCCAGACTTATTAAGTGATATCGAAAGAGAACGCATTTCAATAAAACTTAAATCACAATCGACCTAGGATAACGTGTTGGAAAAAATTAACCATTGCTCATTCTGTAATAAGCACAAGAATGCTGTCACTACCTTTATTGTGCAGGACAATGTTGCTATATGTAGCGATTGTGTCGAACGTTGCGGTAAGTTGATAAAAAATAAACAAGGGACACCTAAATCCATTACTTCGATGGAAATTCCGGATCCTCAGGAAATTAAACAATATCTTGATCAATATGTAGTAGGACAAGATAATGCTAAGATTGTATTGGCTGTAGCAATTACAAACCACTATAAACGTATCAGCAATTCCGAAAACGAAATTGATAAAGCAAATATATTAATGGTTGGCCCTACGGGCACAGGAAAAACTCTGTTGGCAAAAACAGTATCACAGTATCTAAATGTACCGTTTGCCATAGCCGATGCTACCACGCTCACCGAAGCAGGTTATGTCGGTGATGACGTCGACTCTGTCATATTAAGGTTATTTCAAAACGCAGACTCGGATATTGAACGTACACAACGTGGTATTATCTTTTTAGATGAAATAGATAAGATTGCACGAAAAAGTGAAAGTGCCACGGTTAGTCGAGATGTATCAGGCGAGGGTGTTCAGCAGGCCCTTCTTAAATTAATCGAAGGAACAAAAGTTAAAATTAGTCCCCCTGGTATACGTCGCGGAGACGCGACAGTTGAAATTGACACAAAAAATATATTATTCATCTCCGGTGGTGCATTTGTTGGACTTGATAGAATCGTAAAGAGTCGGGTGCAGGGAACGGCTATGGGATTTAACGCTGACATTGTCAAGGAAGAATCTTTTGAGAATATGGCAGCATCTCCGGATGATTTGGTCAAATATGGCATGATACCGGAATTTGTTGGTAGGTTCGGTAACTTAGTAAATTTACAAGGCTTAACCAAAGAACAATTAATCAGCATATTGACAGATGTCAAACATAATTACGTTGGGCAATATAAGTGGTTGTTTAACCAAGATGGGGTGGATCTTAATTTTGAAAAAGAATCATTGAATCTCATAGCAGAACGAACCCTTAAAACAAAAACAGGGGCTCGCGGATTGCACACAGAGTTAGAACGCATATTGCTACCGCATATGTTTGACCTACCAAAATATCGTAAACAGAGTATATTATCAGTAGCAATTACGTCAAAATTAGTAAATACTCCAGAGACACTCGTAAGGGAGAATGAATGAAGCTTTATGGAAACACAGTATTTGTCAATGACGGAAACGTAGAAAAGGCACTTAGAAAATTTAAGAAAAAGATACAAGACTCAGGGCTATTAGACGAACTACGGTCTAGAGAAACATATGAAAAACCCACTACTACCAGAAAAAGAAAAAAGGGCGCAGCCCGGGCTCGGGCTCGCAAACGTCTAGCTGCGCAAGAACTCCCCAAGAAACTCTACTAATTTTACCGAATAATATTTGTAGTTAATGATTTTATAGTATAATAAATACTGTTGTAGGTGCCGATTGTCGGGCTTACATTATGTCACTTCGTTTAATTAAAGGAGAAAACAATGACAAAAATCACTACCTTGGATCTCAATCCATTCTATCGTAACGCTATTGGCGTAGATCAACTGTTTAATCGAATCATCAATCAAATTGATCATCACGGCAATGACGGCACAAACTATCCACCATACAACATCATTAAAACTGGAGAAGATACTTTTGAAGTACAAGTAGCTACTGCTGGATTTGGTGAGGGTGAGGTTAATGTTGAAGTCAAGGACAATACTCTTATTGTTACTGGCGAGAAGCAGGATAAAGAACTACCCGAAGGCCACGCATATTCACATAAAGGTATTAGTGCTCGCAACTTTGTTCGTACTTTTAGCCTAGCTGATTATGTTGAAGTAGTTAATGCATCGTCGAAAAATGGCATTTTAACTGTACGGTTAGAACGCAATATTCCCGAAGCACTTCAGCCTAAAACTATTGCTATTGCATACGAATCGTAATAAAATATAGTAAATACAGTACGGGGCAGTTTGGCCCCGTGCTAACCCTAAGGAACTAGTATGTCACAAGCAGATGTAATCACAAGACCTGATGTTAATCAGGAAATTAAAGAGCCCCCACTGTTTAAAGTTATCTATTTAAACGATGATGGTACTACTATGGAATTCGTTGTTGAATCGTTAATAAGCTTCTTTGATTATACGTCAGATACTGCTGTAAAAATCACACAAGATATTCATGAAATCGGCTCAGCTGTCGTAGCGGTACTGCCTTACGAAATTGCAGAACAAAAAGGCATTGAAGTTTCAATGGCTGCTCGCTCAGTAAATATGCCACTAAAGATTCAAATAGAGCCGGAATCTAATTAACCGGAACTGATATCCTTTTAGGGTAATATGCAAATTGAGAATATTCAGTATTTCCTCGTCCTCGAGGATTACTAACATATCTAATACCATCTATTACTGTGTCCACCGGTCTGTGATAATGACCAAAGCACCATAGTTTAATTTTACGTTCAGTATCTGAGTCAAGGGCAGCATTTACATAATTATTCCCCATGGAATTATACCGCCATGTATCTTTTAATTCTAGATCATGCTGTATAATTTCGGGAGTTGGGACAGTATGTGTAACAATGATTATAGATTTTACATCATTATAAGTTTGCAACTTAGAAATGCTGTTTACCAAATAACCTGCATCTCGATATGCGGTTCCATTGATATTAATTGCAGCCTGCTGACTGATCCCATCCTTTTGTTGCACCCATGCTAGTGATTGGTCTACTGGTAAGCTGGGATCAAAGTCATAACTCCACCATCCGTTAGTGGCCAAAATGGCGATGCCATTCATAACAATTACATTATCCTGCATATATACCACATTCTTCAAAGGGCTAATAAGATCAGCTAATTCAGCATAACTACGATTCAAATTTTCTGCATGGTCTTTATGTTCATCATTGCCATCGATATAAAAGACTCCGGTATATACTTCACTAAGGTGTTCCAAAGTATCCACTACTAGGGCTCGATCCCTAGCGATGTCGCCCGCCACAATACAATACTGAGATGTTGGTTGCCCAGTCCAATCAAATTGTGGCCAAGTTTCTCTATGGATATCACTAATAAGGTCAAAATTAAAATTCATGTATGTTCATCTTTTTATGGTGGGTAACTATATTTAGATAATTATTTAACAGGAGATACGAATTGAATATAATTTTCGGCACCGCGGAAGTAGCAAAACTACAAGAAAAATATATAGTTCTTGAATTAGATACAGTAACTATACGCAGCAGTAGCCCTATTACCGCATATTGCGTGGTGGAAAACTTACCTCTAGAAGAATTTGCCAAAGTAGAAGTTTTTAAGAAACTACATACAGATTTAATGGATAATTATCGAAAAAGAAATTGGCATTTTTGTATCCAAGCGATAGACACTCTAATGGGGTTTTGGGGTAAACAAATTGATTCATTCTACCAAGTACTTAAAACACGCATACTTGCATACATTGAATCCGAACCAGATACCGCGTGGACTGGGGTAATACCTAAAGGGTAGCTGTATTATGTGACAACTTAACTGGTTGTGATTTTTTATTAAATACTTGTAGGAGCGAGAGTATGATAAAAATAATTACAACTCTGCTAATTACCCTTGCGATCTCCTTACAAGCCGTCGCAACCCCAATAGCAGACTATCAATTTAAAAGTCCAAGTCTTAACGGATCTGGATATGGAACATTTCAAATGGCTATTGAAAATGAGCAATATTCTCGTGCTCAAGCCATTCAGCAGGCTTTATTAGCAGCAGCACAACAGGCAAAATCTGATGCGCTTAACACTCCAATTAATCAATTTCTAACTAATTTAGAATCTCGCATTTATGCTCAAATTAGTCAAAATTTAGCCACGGCCATGTTTGCCGGTGGTAGTAGTAGCACAGGGCAAATACAATTTCAGGGTAATACAATATTCTATAACAATACAGGAAATAGCATTCAATTGCAAGTTACTGACAATTTGGGCAATTTAACTACCATTAATATTCCGTTAGGACAATTTAACATTATGGGAGGTTCAACTCCATAATGAAAAAAATATTATTAGTTATATTAATTTGTTTTTTATCAGGCTGTGCATTATCCCAAAAAGCAGGACAAACAGTTGGGGTTGAGCATAAACCTGAAGTTACAAAAAGTAACATGGCAGATGAAATGAATAGTATTCCTCCTCCTGTCAAGGGCAAAATTACTGTAGCGGTTTATCAGTTTACAGATAAAACCGGACAAAGAAAAGCTGTACCTAATGTGGCTAGTTTTTCAACAGCAGTTACACAAGGGGCTGATGCATTGCTAATTCGTGCGTTACAGGATGTAGGGAATGGTCGTTGGTTTGATGTAGTTGAACGTGGAAATATTGATGCATTAACTAAAGAAAGATTAATTATAACACAAATGCGACAGGCCTACGAGGGCAAAAATGCGGAAAAATTAATGCCATTAACCTTTGCCGGAATTCTTATAGAAGGCGGAGTTATAGGCTATGATACAGGTTTGGAATCTGGTGGCACTGGTTATAATTTTTTAGGTATTGGTCCGACGACACAATATAGCAAAGATGTAGTAACAGTAAGTCTACGTGCTATATCTGTTAACACAGGAAAAGTATTGTCTAGTATAACAGTTACTAAAGTTATATATAGTACCAGTGATACTATTGCAATTTTTAAAAGTGTTGACCCTGTTGCCGGAGACATAGCAGGACAAATATTTAATAATAAGACTGGGAGTCAAACTATTACAGCTGGAATATTTCAATTTGAATCTGGAATTGTTGTCAATGAAATTACCACTTTGGCACTCAAATCAACAATAGAAGCAGCAGTAGTTGAATTGGTCAAAGAAGGTGAACGTAAAGGAGTTTGGGATTTTATTACTAAAATTAAACCAGTTGATATAGAATCTAGTGCTAGCGGCAACGCTACAATACCGTTGGGAATGTCTAAGCCCATTGAGACACCAGCGGATCAAGCTGCAAGGATGGGCACAATAAAATAACGGTCAAAAGCCAAGGAAAAAGTAAATATGAAACAACGTCTAGCTAAAATAATTACAATAGTGCTAGCCATAGTATTGTTTTCAGGTGCATACGCAGGTGACAATAGCATCTATATCAATCAATCAGGCGGTAACAGTACCATTACTATGACACAAGATGGTGCCACAAACATAATTGAAGGAATTCAGGGTGTCGGCACGGGGTCAACCACCCCTTCCGTAATTGTGGGTAATAGCAATCTAGTTGCAATAAATCAAATCGGGGTAGCTAATACATTACAATTAGGCATTCAAACTACTATAGCAAATGGATACACAGGTAACAATTATATCTATAATGTAACAGGAAATAATGCTACAGCAGTCATTAATAGTAATGCTGACGGTACTGGTACAAGTGCCAGTAACAATGCCACTATTAATCAAACCGGTAACAATGCTAATTTGAACTTGAATATCTTGGGAACAAACAACAACTTCACTGCCACGACAGCAGGCGGGTCTAATAACTCAGTTGTGGCCACTATCAATGGTAATAACAATACAGATACTATTGTTATGAACGGTGGTGCTAGTAATAGTCTAATATTAAATCAAGGATCAGGTACTATTCCTACCGTTAACTCTACAGTAACACTTAACAGCACAGGTGCAAGTAATACATTTACATTAACTCAACTAGGTGCTACAAATGGTGATTCAATCTCCATTGGTGGATACAATGCTACTGGTAATACTGTTAATGGATCGTTAGGAGGCTCAAATAATACTATTACCGCTAGTCAAACCGGCAATAATGATAATACACTAGTGTTGGGCATAACTGGAAGTACTAATACTCTTAACATTGCACAAACTTCTGGCACCGGTAACAACACTACTAATATTCAAAGTAGTGGTAGTGGTAACATATGGACTGTGCATCAAACACATTAACTGGAGGAGTGATGAAATTATGGATGGCAATACTATCGGGATTCTTGCTCATTATATCGCAGAACTGCATCGCCGAGATCGGAAAGATAACGGAACAAATAGACAACCCAGCTTCGATACAACGGTCGAAAACAACGTTGCCCGGGACGAAAGGAACCGGGATAGAGATGGACGATGCAGTACAAACAACTCGGGGTAAGATAGGAATAGTATTCTCAGATGACACTAAAGTACAGATAAATGAAGGTAGCAAACTTATCATTGATGATTTTGTCTATGATCCAAAAAATAAAGATGCTGGTAAGTTGGCTCTTAATATGGCTTCTGGTACTGTTCGGTATGCTAGTGGTGCGATTGCTAAGAATAATCCTAATAGCGTTGCTATTAACACCCCTACTGCTACTGTTTCTGTACGCGGCACTGATTTTACTGCTACGGTAGATGAATTAGGTGCTAGTACCGTTATATTATTACCCAGTTGTCCACGCAAGGATATGTTGCCAGACGAAATTGAACGTTTATGCAAGACTGGAAAGATTGATGTAAAAAATGATGCAGGATCGGTTACATTAGATATGCCATTTCAATCTACTAAAGTTACTAGTCGTGGACTTGCACCTACCAAACCAGTTACACTACGATTAAATGAAGATGCTATTACTAATATATTAATTTTATCTCCTCCGCAAGAAATTAAACAAGCACAACGTGAGCAGGCAGCACATGTTCAGTCTGAAACAGCATTAAGTCAAAATTTCTTGCAAGCTGCTGATTTAAGCAACGTGCTGGCAGATCAACAATCTAATATGCTCAATAATATTTTACAACGTAATTTTTTGAATCAAGATTTTTTGGCCAATTTGTTACTACTGGCAAATGAAGAATTAGCAATTCAATTTGGCAATTTACTGGCAACTCCTAAAAATCAATTATTGCCTGACTATCATAAAGAATCAGGAGTAATTGCCACTGTTGATAGTTTCGAAGTACAATTATGTCGTCCTGATGCTACTAATAATAATAGTTGTATCACAACTCCAAAAACACAAAGTTCGATTGTGACTATAGTACAAGGTAGTACTACAATTGTTAATCGTATTAATCAAGGAAATAATACTATTATTGTTACTAAACAAAATTAATGAAAAAATTATTATTATTACTATTATTTGTTGCTAATGTATATGCTCAAAATGATAACATCTATATTAAACAAGTTGGCAACGGCAATATAATGAATTTAAATCAAGGACAGGATTTATTTGGTAATACCACTGGATTAGATACTGGCAACCACTCTCAATCAATTTGGTTATCGGGTAATTACAATATTATTAATACTGCACAACAAAATACCGGAGGTGATGGACATAATGCCAATCTCATCATACAAGGTGATTTAAATAACGTGTCGGTTACACAAACTGGTAATACTCAAAAACAAGCGGTTGTTACTATAACCGGTTCTAACAATACCATGTTATCTACTCAAACTGGCAACGGGGGTCATTATCTGAATGTTAATGAAACTGGGGACGGCAATAGCGCAATAGTAAATCAATCAGGTAACATTGCTAATACTGCTAATATTTCATTAATTAATGCAGGTGCTCCGGCCAGTGTAAATCTTACACAAACAGGTGGACAAACGTATACTATTTCCAAAACATGCGTCACTGCTTGCGGTACTGTAACAGTTAGACAAGGCAACTAAATACTAATATAAAAATAACAATTAGGAGCTATAATGGATGAGATATTTAAACTGATCTCAGATTTAGGTTTTCCCATAGCAGCCGCGACTGCAGGCGGATATTTCGTATATCTGACAATTAAATTATTACTTGCAGGTGTGCTGTCATCAATAAAAGGCATGGCTGGTATTATTACTGCTTTAGATAATCGTGTTAAAACTATGAATCATGATGTAGTGAGAATTGACGCGGTAGTATCAAACGCATTAGGATTACATCCTGATGTAGATCGTATTGCCCGTGCCGACGGTAAAAATGACGCAAGGCGAGATTAATGTTACATTTTGACTTCACATGGGATTTAAGTTCAGAACGAATAATTTTAGACGAAGAATTAGATATATCTAAGTTAGGTTGGAAAGAAGGTGATGTATTTAAACTTATGGACATAGATGGCAAGCGGCAATTAGTTAAACTTGATCCATTAGAGAAATTTATTAGAGGAATAGAATAAAATGGCATTGATAGATTCAGTAATAGCAATGGTAACAAAAAAAGCAAAAGATCCAACTGCTCCAAAACCGCCTGTTGGATCACGCAGTGAACGTGAAGCAAAAATTAAAGATAAAGCTGGTTTGGTAATTAATATATTTGCTTTGCTTTTAGCAGTCAATACTTACTTTGGTAATAGCTATAGTAGTTTAATTCTCAATAATACTATTAAGGCTAATGACACTTGGAGTTTTTATCAAGCAAAAGCATTGAAACAAACTATGGCAGAATATTCTATGGATGATGCTGTGCGTGCAGGTGATCAAAAACGTGCCGATGAATTAAAAGCTCGTATTGAAAGATATGAAAATGAACCAGCAGAAGGAAAAAAAGATTTAATGATTCATGCCAAAATGCTCGAAGCTGTACGTGACGAAGCCAAAAAGAAATCACCATGGACTAATTACGCATCTACGGCATTTCAACTTAGCATAGTTTTATTATCTGCTAGTATACTCGCAGTTAGTATGTCATTATTTTGGGGAAGTTTTATAGTTGCTGCTATAGGTACCATACTAATGACTCAAGGAATTTGGTTGTGGTTTTAAATGAATAACATAGCAGATTTAATTTCAAAATATGGATTTCCAATTGTTGCTGCGGTTGGATTAGGTGTAATTATTAAATATGTTTGGATATGGGCTACCAAAGAAGTCAAGCCGGTTATTTCAGATGCCAATACTGTATTGATTGCATTGATTGATCGTATACGTATGTTGGATAATGATTTAATTAGATTAAATCAAAAAGTCAACACGGTATTACATCTACGAGGTAAAACTATTGAGCATGAACGTGTAGAGTCAGAACATTTAATTAATCAACGTGTTAAGAAATCTAACCGTAATAAAATTAAAACTACAGATGACCAAGAAGCATCTAGTGGCAATGGATAGATGTAATTAAATTTTAATCTTAATTTTTTGTCAATTGATAAATAGCATTAGTTAGCTCAACAATGGTAGCAAAAACAATGGCAAAAATATTATTCGTATTAAAACGTCGCGAAGACTATAACGCGACGTTGCATTCCAACATAGGCCTTTCTACCGGATTATATAATTCGGCTAGCTTTATGAACAATATGTTACTAGAGCATGGAATAGATTCTAAAATGTCTGTGGTAACCGACAATAATTGTATTGATAGAGAAGTAACAGCACACAAACCAACTCATGTAATTATAGAAGCACTATGGGTAACACCAACTAAATTCACGGTGTTGCAAAAATTGCATCCTTCAGTTACATGGATTATTCGTTTACATTCTGAAATGCCTTTCATGGCAGGCGAAGGAATGGCCATGGACTGGCTTGGTGATTATAGCTCTTGTAAAAATGTAATTGTAGCCTGTAATGCACCACGCATGTTACGTGAAACTCGAATGTATTTACAGATCAAAAATAAATGGCCTGACACGATTGCTGAACAACGAGTGATATATCTTCCCAACTATTATCCACAAGATTACAAAAGAAAAAAGTTTAACAAAAATAAAGATTATGTTGACATTGGATGCTTTGGTGCAATAAGACCTTTAAAGAATCATTTAATGCAGGCATTTGGTTCAATAGAATTTGCTGAGAACATTGGAAAAAAATTACGTTTTCATGTTAATGCTGGTCGTATTGAGATGAATGGGCAAGCTGCCATCAACAACTTGAAAGGGTTGTTTCAGCAACTAGAAGATCATGGGCATCAATTGATTAATCACGAATGGACACCTAGAGAAGGATTTTTAAAATTATGTGGCAACATGGATATAGGCCTTCAAGTAAGTTTTAGTGAAACATTCAACATAGTCGGAGCCGATATTATTAGTCAAGGAGTGCCTTTAGTTGCCAGCACTGAGATACCGTGGGCTGTCACTGCATTTACTGCTGATGCCACAAATAGTATAGATATTGCCAATAAATTAAAAAGAGCTTATAATTTTTCTCAAATTAATGTGTGGGCAAATCAAAAAACACTGGCGAATTATACCAATAATACTGCTAAAATTTGGTATAAATACTTTAGACAATAGGAATTTAAAATGAAACATAAGCATCGAATTAAATGTTATACATGGCATGAAGGCAAATTGTATACAGAAATACACACAGTTGATTCATTAGAAGAAGCTAAACATCACGCACATAGCCGTGGGCCACATTCATACAAAATATTTAATGCAATCACCGGAGAAGTCTTGTTTACTGAAACTTTGGTTGATACAGGCAATCAAATTCCAGATTACGCTTGATTTTTAACGGCAATACTACTGATAATATAATATGGCATGAAATAAAGTTTTAACATGGGTAAAACCATCATGTCGTATATTATGCCACACTGATAGATCACAATATCTATTTTTGTAAATTTATACATTTGTCTAAATGCTGCCGGTGCGGGTGGCATATCTAACATCACTTAGATGTAGATATGTATGTACCGTCCCAATCGTGCGGCAATTTACTCAGTTTCATTTCTTTACAGCGATCTTTCCACATTGCATAGTAAGCATCCATCTGTCCATCAAATTCGCCTATCAAACTATCACATAAAAATATAGCATGTTCAAATTCTCGATTGCGATATGCGGCTAACATTTCTTCATGATCCCTGCGACCCATTTCATATTCGCCATGTGCCCCTGGATGCGACTCTAGAACAGTAAAGATATTAACGCCAACTTTCTTGCCCTTGACAGCAATCTTATCTAGCTCAAGCACAAAGTATTCATCTTGGACTTGCTCTGCTGTTACCGGCCCAAGAATAATTTTGACGCCGTACGGCTTAGTCTGGCCCTCGAGTCTTGACGCCAAATTAACACCGTCGCCAAGGCAAGTATAGTCAAACCGTTGATCACTACCCATATTACCCACCACAACGGTGGCAGTATTAATTCCCAGACCCATACCAAAAGGCGGCACGCCCTCTGCTGTAACTTCTTGATTAAACGCATCTAAACTTCCCATCATTTGTAATGCTGTGCGTACCGCATTCTTAGCGTGATTGATATCATCAAGCGGTGCGTTCCAAAATGCCATCTGCGCATCTCCAATATATTTGTCTAATGTGCCATCATTTTCAATAATCTTTCCCGTCATTGCGGTCATATAACGATTCATTATTTTTGTAAGACCTTGAACATCTTCGCCATAATGTTCACTGATCGATGTAAACCCACGTACATCAGTAAATATAATACTCAGTTCACGAGATTCGCCGCCCAGTGTTAGCAGCTCAGGATTCTTTTGTAATCGTTCAACCATTGCTGGTGATAGATAAGTTCCAAACTGTCGTTTAATCTGTAGCTTTTGTAGGAACTCACTTACAAACCTAACGATATAAGCATGGAAAAGAACAATAACAAGACCAGCAACGATGCTAGTGATATCCAAAAGCCAACGATAATTATCATAAAGATAACTGCTGCCGTAAACAGAACCGCAGAGAACAATAACGCTAGCAAGAATCCCAACATAAGTCCACCTCGATAGTAATAATAGTATAACACCCAATATCACCAGTGTCAAGATTTCTGCACCATCTGCAAAATCCGGGCGAGTAATATTAATTTTGTTTAATAACGTTCCAGCTACCACTGCCTGTGCATAATGTGGAAACTGTGCGCCGGTAGCCGTGGGCACCGGATTACTGATGCCAGCAGCAGACGGTCCAACTATAACAATAGCACCATTTAGATTTTCGGGTAAATCCATAATGCTAATGCTAGTAGGTTTTAGACTCCAGTCAATCCAAATACGACCCAAATGATCCGTAGTAATGGGACCAAACTTTTTGATACGCATCTTATCCACACCCAGCTCACTTAGCTTGACTTGGAATGTGGTATCACCAGCAGCTACCCGTAGTATTTCCATGGCCAGTGATGGATATAAAGTTCCATTAACATTAACTACCAAGGGCAATCTTCTATTAACACCGTCGATTTCTGGTAGAGTATTAATTGAACCAATACCCGCAGCAGCCTCTTCTAGTTTTGGTACATTAGCGATAATACCAGGATAGGTAACAATGCGATCCAAATATTCACTATTGATTACAGCTGAGCCAGGATTTCGTGGTGTGTTCTTTGTCACAGCAGCGGGTACATTAACCAATACTGTGGGATAAATTTTTAGCATCTTGGCCAGTTGATCGTCCCCGCCCTGGCGGTCGGTCTCTGACATCATAACATTTAACACTACCAGACTAGCAGCTCGCGAGTAAAGATCCTGGATTATATCTGCGTACTCTGCACGATTTAATGGCCACTGACCATACCGATCCAATGCTGGCTCGTCGATATTAATGGCATATATGTCCAGGGGTTTATCAGGTTGATTAGTAATTAGCGTGTCAAAATACCTAAGACGAACTGACTCTACAAATGAGGGATCCTGTATTCTTATGGTAACAACTAAGAATAAGGTTATCAGTGCAGTCCAGGGGCTTAATAGAATACGCTTCATTATTTAATATTAGCAGTTCCATTTGCGCAGTGATTTGTTAATTCGGCTATTGGGATCGTGCGCAGTCTTGGCACCAGTACGATGTTTCTTCATACCCTTCATACGAGCACAAAAACTCTTGCGCCGCTTGGCTGCTTTACTACCCTTTTTAAGTTTACTGGGTTTAGTTGTCACTGCTGTTTGTAATTTTGAACCGGGGTGTTCTCTTCTATAACTATTCACCCCCTTCTGATTAAGGCCGCCGTTTTTATTCTTACCCGATGATTTTTCCCACGCTGCGGTTTCCGCCAGTAATTCACTATCCGATACGGTTTCAAATAGGTCCCATACCGAATCAGAGTCTATCCCATACTCAACAGCAAGATCTTCCATCATTGCTTCAATCATGTCAAATTGTGCATTGGCTTCGACTTCTTCAATATCGGGATTACCAATTTGTTCTGCCACACTATTCAAATGATCATTACTAGTAGTAACATAACTATACATCCAACCATCTAAGTTAACTCCATGTTCCAGCGCCTTTTGAATATGCATGGCATTGTTAATAATAGCTTTTATCTCACCCTTGGCCATACCATTAATTTGGTCATCTTCCGAGATCTGTTTGGGCTTTTTGTGATGCTTTTTCATGTTAACCGCAATAGCTGCCTGCTGTGCAGCATTGGCGGCTTCGGCTACAGATTCATTGGGCACACAGTTACGTACCGGTCCGCCGTTCTTACCCTTCTTGGTACCTGCCGCATGTTTGCCGGGCCAGCATTTAGTAAATCCGTTTGAATCTTTTTGACCCTTTTTAATCTCATTAAGACTACCATGCGACTTACACATACCACAGTCAGGGCAGGTCATCTCCATTTCAACTGATTCGTTGTGTTTCTTTTTGCCAGCACAGTGAGCCTTTTGACTGAAGCCTTTTGGGTGACTACAGTTTATACTGCTTTTGTACTTCTGACTCCATTTTTCAGTTATAAATTCGTTAAATTTCATAATTATTGTTGATTATTTTGTAAAGCACCACACCCAGCGTTGAGTCCTAGTTCTTGCTGCTCATGTCTAGCTACTGACATGTAATCGTTTTGTATATCAATAACATTCAAGTCATCCGGAAAAGAATATGCACTTCCGGATAAATCCAATGCCAGACCAGCTTGTGCCATCTGATACATGATCCAATGTATTTTACGCTCCAGATCACGTAAGGGTGTACCGTCCTCAATACGCGGATCGCGTGCAAAAAAGTCTGTCATTTACTTCTCCAATATATCAAATATTTAGTTAAAATAGTTGACATGCGTTATCTAATATAGTATCATTACACTACTATTCTTATACACCGTAAAGGATCCCTATGCAGGGTAAAATTGGTTTTGCTTGTAAATGGATTGACCATCCAGAGCAAGTTAATGGTATCAAGGCAACAGATGATGCCAAGAAGTACAATACAGGTAGTACCACAGTAGCTTGGCTTAATCGCCAAACTCAATCAGCAGCCGAAGAAAAACTATGGGATTTAATGAAACAAAACATTGAATCTACCTATCAACTTGTTAAAAGGGTAAGTGAATTAGATGAGCACCTTCGCATGGTTCGTATTAGTAGTGATATTTTACCAGTGTATACTCACAGGGATTGGAGTTATTTTTGGCGTCAGTCTGACGTTAGGCTTTACGCTGAACGGGCGTTTGCTAAAATTGGCCTGTTGGCTCGTGGTAGTAATGTGCGTCTTAGCTTCCATCCTGGCCAGTTCTGCGTTTTGGCTTCGGATTCTGACGACATTGTTTCTAGATCAATAGAGGAGTTTGAATATCATGCGGACATGGCAAGATTCATGGGCTACGGTCAACAGTTCCAAGACTTCAAGATCAACGTCCACATTGCTGGGCGGCAAGGCCCAGACGGTATCAGACAAGTCCTACAACGGTTATCGCCCGAAGCTAGGAATACTATTACAATCGAAAACGAAGAAAATGCATGGGGGCTAGAAGATGTACTTACTATTAGCGATATCGTTCCTATTACTCTTGACATCCACCATCATTGGATACGTACCGGGGAATATATTCAAACTAAAGACCCTCGTGTATTACGTGTGTTGGATAGCTGGCGTGGTGTTAGGCCTACTTGCCATTATTCTGTCAGCCGCGAAGATTGGCTTCCCGGGCATGATGTAAATACATTACCAGACTATCATGCACTATTGGCAGAAGGTAAAAAGAAACAAAAACTACGGGCACATAGTGACTTCTATTGGAACAAAGCCACAAATGAATGGGCTTTGGGCTTTTTAGATAACTTTGATATCATGTGTGAATCAAAAGGAAAGAATATTTCCTCTTTTAGTTTATATAGGCAGTGGAAAAATGGAATGGATCACAATAGCCGGTAGTAATATCTGGCAATATATTAAACAAGACTGGGGTAGTAATAGACTAAGATTTCTAGCTGAAGTCTTTGCCTGGGCATGTTCTGTTGTCAGTGCAATTATCTTTGCGGTAACAGTACCTACAATTCCGGTGATTCCGCTTTACACCATCTTTATTTGTGGATGTATTTGTAGTGCATGGGCCTGTTGGACCAGACGGAGTTTTGGCCTATTGGCCAACGCCGTCTTTTTGGTCATTATTGATTCTATCGGACTAATACGAATGCTACTTATGTAGCAGCAGGCTTCTTACGTCTTCTAGCAGTTTTAACTCCAGCTTCTGCACCCTTTTTGGCCATGGACTTACCGGTTCCGGTAGCAGCTTTTTTAGCTACCTGAGCTGGTGCAGCCGCTACTGCTGGTGCTGGTTCCACGACTGGACTCACTTTGGGGGTGTATAGCAAATTGGTAGTGCTCAAGGGCTGACTAACGAGTGGCACAGACGCAGGTGCTTCCACTTTGTATGGCGCTGCCGCTGGTTCTACTTTAGAGTCTAAGCCTAATAAACGTTTTAAAAATTCTAACATAATAATCTCCTGATATTATATTTAACT